GCTGCGGGCGTCGATCAGGGGCAACTTCTTTGATCGCCCGAAGGTGGCGAAGATGATCGGCAAGATGAATGCCAAGGTGTTGTCAAACCTCGGGCACGACATCAAACAGGCCGCCCAGAAGGGCATCGGTCAAAGCCCACCAAAGACATCGGCGGCGGCACGGAAGCGGATGGGGCGTGGCAAGCCGATTGAGTTTGTCGGCGGTCTGTACCTCGACATCACTGGATACTCTTCCGGTGAGCCAAGGGCAGCAGGGAAGCCTGTCAAGTCGTGGTCGCCAAGGCGGTGGTTCTATTACGACATCATGGACTTCTACGATCCGGCCCGTGTCACTGCCGTCATCGGGACGTACAAGACGAAGCCTTGGCTGGCACAGCTGCACCAGATGGGCGGCACGGTGAAGCAGACGGCGTGGCGGATCGGCGTCGGCGCGGCACGCAATGCGTACCTGCGGAAGCGCGGCAACGGACGCCAGGGGCGAGACGAGAAGGGGCGTTACACGTCGTCGCTGCCGCAAGCGAACCAGTACGAATACGGTGCCTTGATCTGGCAGATCGACAAGGCGGGGCGGTTCAAGAACTCCCGCAACTGGGAACGCACGACGATCACCCGCATGGCACGCTATCCAGCCCGCCCGTTCATGGCAGGCTCGAAGCGGGTTGATGCCGCCGTTGCCAAGGCAAACGAGAAGTGGCGGAACATGCTCGCCCGAAACTAGCGACGGCATACCCGGTCTAGATTCCGCCCTGCTGCCCATACCGTGAGCGAACCAGCCGCACCGCTGGCACTCGCATACATGAGGGCACCCTATGCCGGCAGGCACACTTGACATCAAGCTCGGGAAAGACGTGACCATCACGGGCGTTTCTAACGCCCGCACCTGCACCGTCACCAACTCCGCATCGGAAGTGGACGTCACGAAGTTTGGCGACACTTCTCGGAAGTTTTCAAAGGCTCTGATTGAGCAGACCATCGAGCTTGAGTGCGTTGACGCTCCGGGTGTCACCATCGGTGGCACGTTCACCATCAGCGGCACGACGACCGGCAATGCGTCTTACGTCTGCACCGACATCAGCGAGAGCCAGCCTCTCGATGGCGTCGTCACCTACACGGTCTCGGGATCTCGCACCGTCTAACCACTCACCACGAATAGAAACAACCACACATGGCTATCACTCTCGGCAAGGACGGCTCTGGCATTCCGCAAGTATCGGGAGCCGCTATTGAGGGCGTCATCTCGGCGACGTTCACGCAGGAATGCGAAACGGTTGATGTCTCGAATCGCAGCAACGTCGGCGGCTCTGCTGGTGCTCCTGGCCGCAGGGTCGCTAGGGCCGGCTTCGTGACGAAGACTTGGGAAATCGAGTGCCACGACGCTGACGGGTTGCTCACGTCGCTGAATGCCGCCGGAACCAGCTATTCCGTGATGAGCGTGTCCGAGAGCATCAGCGTCGATGGGGCTGTGATCTTTAGCGTGACGCTCAAGGAATTTTAAATGGCGATCACGCTGGGGAAGGACTGCTCCATCATGCTCGATGGCGGCTACATCTTCAGCGCTCGCAACGTGACGCTGACAGAGTCGGCTCGCACTATCGACGTGAACCCGTACGGCAGTCGCTACGCAGGCGTCTACAGCACGGGCTACGAGTGCAGCGTGTCGGTTGAGTTGAACGATGCAGCGGATCTCGGCACGGCGTTTGAGCGGATGCACACGGGCGGCACGTTCACTGTCAGCGGCGGTGCTGGTGGCTTTTCCTTCTTAGCGGTGATGACCGGCATAAGTGAGACAGACCCGATTGATGGCGTGGCGACGTTCACGCTTGAAGGCCGGATGACTGATCCTAGATTGGCGAGGTAGTGGGATGCGTGAGTTCCGTGATGACCAGGGCAGACCGTGGCAGGTGGCGTTGACGGTGGCGTCGGCGCTTCGTGTCCGTGACAACGTCACGGTCGATGTCGTGGACGAGGAGACCGGCGAGCGGAAGGCTGTGCCATTCGACATGGTGGACGCTGCGAACATCTCGCAGACGTTCCAGGTGCTACGAAGCCAGTACGCAAAGATCGGCGAGATCTTGTATGCGTTGCTGACCAAGCAGATCGAAGCGAAGGGGCTGTCGAGGGAAGATTTCCTTGACGGTCTGCGCGGCGATTCGCTGGACGCTGCGACAAAGGCGCTGGAGCAGGAGCTTGTCGATTTTTTCCCCCAGCGCCTCCGCAAGATGATCGGGCTGTTGGCCGCCAAGATGGACGAGGTAGCCAACGAGATGCTCGGCAGAGCGGAGGCGGGTCTGGAGAAGGCGACGGTGGAGAGTCTCGCAGGAGCATCTGGGACGCCATCTGGGAAGCCGCTGGAATCCTCGGAGTCCATCCAGGCAAGTGGACCGTCCGACAGCTCTTCGCCGCTCGTGACAGCCGCCTAGAACACGAGTGGTGGCACACGGCGAACATCCTGGCACAGCAAGCGAATCTGAACCGAGACAAGAACTCAGCAAAAGCCGACCCAAGGAAGTTCAACCCGTACGCCAAGAAGCCGAAGCCGAGACAGGCGACGCCTGATGATCTGAAACGCCTCTTTGGCAAGGACTGGCAGAAACACGTATGAGCGCAGGAGCAGTCAGAGCCGGCGGCGTGTTTGTCGAGATCGGTGCCGATCCCAGGAAATTTTTCTCGGCGCTGGCTCGGGTCAATAAAAGCCTCGGCAACATGGGCCGCTCGCTGGCTTCAGGCGGCGGCAAGCTGGCTGCGGCTGGCATTGGCATGGCGGCACCTATCGCCGCTGCCGTGCGTCAGGGGGCAGCGTTTGAATCGACGCTGCTCAACATACGGGCGAGCACTGGTGCGACATCGGCGCAGATCGACCAGATCAAGGCGTCGTCCATGGCGATGTCGCAGGCTCTCGGCGTCGGGCCGACAGAAGCCGCACAGGGCATGCTTGAACTGCTGAAAGCTGGCATGTCGCTTGATGCCGTGCTTGGCGGTGCCGGCAAGACTGCGATGGAGTTTGCCAAGGTCGGCGAGATGGACGTTGCCCAGGCGGCTGTGGTGATGTCGGACGCCATGAACGTGTTCAAGGTGTCATCGGACGTTGCCGCCAATGCGCTGTCGTCTGCGGCGGACGCTTCAAGCACGTCGATTGCTCAGATGTCAGAAGCGTTTTCGATGTCGTCTGCGGTTGCCGGGCTGGCGAACCAGAGCATCGAGGATCTGTCGGCAACGCTGGCGATCCTCGCCAACAACGGCGTCAAGGGGTCGGACGCCGGCACCAGCGTCAAGACGATGCTGATGCGTCTGATGGCACCGGCTGACGATGCCGTGGGTGCGTTGGATCAACTCGGGCTGTCAGTCGCCTCGTTCCGTGGTGCTGACGGACAGATGAAGCCGATGGTGGAAATCATCGGCACGCTCGGTCAGGCAATGGCTGGTCTCGACCAGACGGCGAAGGACGATCTATTCCGCCGCATCTTCGGTGCTGACGCCATTCGTGCTGCTGCAATCCTTGCCGATGCTGGCGTGGAAGGCTTCCAGAGCATGCGGGATGCGATGGCGTCCGCTCTGCCGGTGGGCGAGAAATACAAGATGCTGATGAGCGGCCTAGCCGGTTCAGCTGGCAACGTCCTCGCAGCGTTGCAGCGTATGGCTATTGCCATTTCTGATGCCGTGGCACCTGCTCTCGCTGGAGTGGTGCCGTTCATCACGGGATTCATTGACGGGCTGACGAAGCTGGCGACCGACAACAAAGAATCCATTGTCTTGTTCGCTCAAGTCGCCGCCGCCGCCGTTGGCATCGGTGCCGCCATGATGACTGTCGGCTATGCGTTGCAGGCGTTGAGCGGCTCTATCGGTCTCGTCTTGAAGGGCTTCGGTCTCTTTTCTGCCCTTGCCAGCCCGGTGCTGCTAGTTGCGGCTGGCATCGGTGCGGCGGTCTTTGCTCTCTATAAGTTCAAAGACCAGATCGGTGCGGCCCTCGGCCCGGTGGCTCCGCTCGTCCAACAGGCGGCAGGAGCCATCGGCGAGGGTTTTGGTGCAGCAGTGGCCGACGGCATCGTCGTCTTGGGCGACCTTGCCACGACTGCCACGACGACGTTCGCCGGCGTCTACGAAGCCGTCGCTGCTGGTGACTTGTCTGGTGCGATGGACGTCCTGTGGGCCGGTCTTGTCGCTGGCTGGCTGCGTGGCACTGAAGCGTTGATGTCCTACGTCGATCCGTGGGTGGCGATGTTCCAAGACGCCTTCACGATCATGGGTGCTGAAATCTACAAGGGCTGGGATGCCTTGTGGGTGAGCGTTGGCGGTGCGTTGAATACTGCCGGTGCCTATCTGATGGGTGCGTTTGACAACATCATCAACCCGATTCTCGCTATGTGGGACACGCTTGAGGCTGGCATCCTCAAGTCTTGGAACTACGTTCAGTCGTTTTTCAAGAAGGGCTTCGATCTCAAGAAAGAGAACGAGAAGGTAGACAGCGAGATGACCGCTCGCGCCCGCAAGCGAGAGATTGAACGTCCTGGCGTCAGCAGTCGAGCCGCAAAAGCGACAAAGGAAAACGTCGCCGCTGAATTGGCGATGATCAAGCGTCGTGATGCCGTTGACGCCGCTACGCAGGAAACGATTGCAGGCAGGGAGGAAGCCAACCAACAGCGAGCCGCAGACCGTCGTGCGGCGACGATGGCAGCGGAGGCGAATCTAAGCAATGCCACGACCGGCGCAAGCGAAAAGCGGAAGGATGCCGCCTCCGCTGCTGAACTCTTGAACTCCCTCGGCTCTGCGTCGTCGCTGGACGAGATCACGAACATCGGTGCGAGCATGGACGCACTGATCGAGCGTGGCAACGTCAGCGGAGAGATGGAGTCGAAACTGCTTGACGCCTACTACGCTGCCTTCTCTCGGGTCAATGTCGCCTCTGCGTCAGCGTCGTCCGAGAAGGCTGCGACCGCAGGTGCCGGTGCTGCCGGCTCTGACTCGGCAATGAGCAAGAGCGAAGTCGCCGGCACGTTCTCCAGCGTGAACCTCGGCGGCATGGGCTTTGGCTCGTCGCTGGCGGAACGACAGTTGAAGGCACTTGAGAGCATCGACAAGAACACCAAGAACGCTCCAGGCGAAGGACAGGTAGCAGCCTAATGCCACTCACTTGGATCGAAGACGGCGACTCACGGCAGGCGACGATTGTCCGCAAGGGCAAGAAGGCGACGTCCAGCTACACGAAGTCGTACAAGGTGTTCGGCACCGACGACGACACGGTGCTGCACGCCGAGATCAACGCAGAGATCACGGCGAACGGTGCCTACTGGCAGTATCCAGGCGTGCCGGGCATGCAGCTAACCGCCGAGCAGTACGGCGTCAGCTACCTCGGTGACAAGGCGTGGCAGGTCACGATCTCGTATGAGAAAGGCGGCGCTGAGGATGGCACGGAGCCGCTGAAGCGTGCTCGGTCATTCGATACGACGGGCGGAACGCAACATCTGACGCAGGCGTATGCCGAGTCACGGTTCGGCGCAGGCGCACCAGACCAGAAGAAAGCCATTGGCGTCGATTCAAACGGCGTGAACGGCGTCGATGTGGTTGTGCCTCAGTTGCAGTGGCAGGAGTCGTACGACGTTCCCAATGCGTACGTGACCAGCGCATGGATTCGTGGCGTTGCTGGCGTCACCGGAACGACGAACAACGCATCCTTTCGTGGTTTTGAGGCTGGAGAAGTTCTGTTCGTTGGTTGCTCTGGCTCGCAAGAATGGGACGATCAGAAGGGGCGCGGGCCGTGGTCGCTCTCGTTTCGGTTCGTGGCGTCCAAGAACGTCACTGGCGAAACGATTGGCGACATCACCGGAGTCGCCAAGAAAGGCCACGAATACCTATGGGTGCGGTACGAAGACGCCGTTGATTCAAGCACGCTGCTGAAGAAGCCGAAGCACGTCTACGTCAATCAGGTGTATCGACCCGCAGACTTCTCCGCTCTCGGCATAGGCACGACGTAATGGCACGCCCAGACGGACGGCTAGAGCCGGGCCAGCCGCTACGCGGGGCGATCAGTGCCCGTGCGTGGAATCGGGCGCAGGACGCTGCCGACCTGGTGCTCGGTGCCAATCCCGGCACGGAAGGCGTCCCCGGCTCGCCCGTGCTCAAGCCGTATACGTGGGTCTACTGCAAGCCGTCTGTGACCGTCGCTCGCTGGGGCGTACTGGCGATCACTGGCATGGAGATCACACCTACGTCGTCGTCAGGAGGTGCTACGGCGTCCTTCGAGGAGATGCCCGTGCTGACGGGTGGCACGCCGTCTGCAACCACGACGCCCTGGTGCGTGGCCGTGGAGCCGATTGAGTCGGGCAAGATCGGGCGCGTGGCGGTTGGTGGCGTGGTGCAGCTGAAGGCAGCCGATCTCGGGAAAGCGTCTGGCGCTCATGTGCTGTGGAAGGATTCCAACTGGGCGCTAATTCGGATGCAGGCCGGCGTCATTCGCGGCACGTTCTCTGGAACGTGGACGAAAGGCAGCACGACAACCGTCACTGATGCCGTCGTGTCAGGTGCGACGTACACGGCGAAGAACTACATCGCCACGCTATCAGGTTCCGTTTGCCTCATCGCTTATGTTGCCGATGAGTGGGTGCTAGTCGGCTGGGATTGGCACAGCCTGACGGGCTACTCAGCATCAAAGCAACAAGTTCTCACGCACGCCGCAAACGGCGGATTGGCGTGGATTGATACAACGGCCTGTACATGACACTCGCCACCAAAAACGGCTCGCTGATCGTCACGGACGGCAAGATCGCAGAGAACTGCGGGTGCTGCGGTGATGGGTGGTATTGCTACGGACCTGCGTGCCCGCAGACTCCGGTTGTGCTAACTATTTCAAACTATTTATCTCAAAGCCAGACGCCAGCAACGCCGTTGGCTGGCACTAGAACGCTTTCGCCGGTTGCTGGTGTGTGCACTAGATGGAGTTTTTCATATGACCGAGGACCGAAACAATGCCAGACCGGATTGAGCCCTTTTAGCCAGCACGGCATTTTCATCACTTTATTGCGTTCCACTCTTGTTCCAAGCACATACATACTGTCTGTCTACTCATACGATGACACAACGTGCCAAGGCGTGATTGGTGAGGTGACGACGGCTGCCGCTGATTCGTATGGATGCCCGACATTGCCAGCAGCCGGGACCGCATCACTGTCAGACGCCAACACGTCGTTCTCTTGGTCACTTGCCTATCAGGCTTGAATATGCCTTGTTTACAATCAAGCACGCCGCCCGCCGGTAGTCCATTGTCTGGACAAACGCCAGCGTCGGGCGGCTACGCCACCGAAGCCGACTGCCTGCAAGCCTGCAAAGAAGGCGCGTGCTGCGAGGGCACGACGTGCACGGTCAAGCCGCAGTGTCAGTGCCAGGGAGCGGGGAAGGTGTTCAAGGGGGTGGGGACGGTGTGTGAGTCCATAAAAGGCGCATGCTGCGACGGCGATGAGTGCAAAATTGTAAGTGAGTGCGAGTGCCAGCCATCACCGCAAAAAACATGGCTTGGAAGTGGACGTACGTGCGAGAGTTCGCAATGTCCAAAATGCGGATGGATTTGGAAGCTACCGTCTGTCGTTACAGTAAGGCTGTCAAACTGCATCGACAACGCACACAACACTGATTTTTCTTCAATGAACGGGACGTACCTTTTGCCTATTGACAGCACCGTAAGGCCAGGGGGTTTCGGAAGGCAAGTCAATCACATTGGCGGATTTGCAACATACAAATACGTCCCGGCGGCTGGGAAGCAGGTGGTGGCAATCATTGACTGCAATGCCAACGGCCGAGTGCGATACAGCGCGTTCGCTGGAACGCAATACATTTACGGAGTAGACGGAAACGCATTTGGAGAGTTTCTTGACTCATCGAATAAGTGTTTCACTGCGTCATTCAGCGGAGGAAACCAGCAATTTGTGTCGTGTTCTTTTGAAGTTGTTTGCAACAACCCCCTTCCATGATCACCACCCACCGCGCCCATCTTGAAGCCCGTTGCGTCGAGCGAGGCTACACGCTCGACGAGGTGATGCCGTGCGTCGTCTCGCAGAACGGCGACGAGTGGACGATCGACGTTGACCACGAGAAATATCCACGCACGCCGAAGCCCGGCCACGAGCCGCAGCCCGTCCCCGACCTCGCCCGCCACGACGCCCCCTCGTTCCTGACAAAGGTGAAGAATTTCGCCACGGCAGCAGCCCAGCACGTCGCCGCCGGGATGCCCATGTGCGATGACGCCGAGATCATCCGCCGGCACGACATCTGCCTGACGTGCGAGCATTTGCAAAACGACGCCTGCAACTTGTGCGGATGCCCTGTGTCGAGGGCGGCGGGCTACGTCAGTAAGTTGTCGTGGGCGGATCAAGAGTGCCCGGCCGGGAAGTGGGGCAAGGCTCCATCCGCTTGACACGCCTGCCACGCTAGGTGGCATGGGACGCGCCAGAGCCAAGCCGAAGACCGAGGCGGTGATCTTGCCGCCTGACCTCGACGACGACGACGAGGAGCACGTCGGCGGCGGCATCCCTGACGATGACGGGTGGATACACCTGGAGAAGAAGGAGCCGCCGCGTGAAGACGAAAAGCCGAAGCGTCGCACTAGCCGACGCCGTAGCTGAGAGAGTGAAGCCAGCCAAGCCGGCGACGTGGATGGATCGCCTGAGCGATGACGACCGGGCCGGCGTGCTGGAGATCCGCAGGCGGTTCCAGGCGGGCGGCTATGGCTCCGCATCATCGGCGTCCGTCGCACGAGCACTGAGAGAAGAAGCGGCTGCAAGCGGGTGGCACATCATCTCAGAGAAGGAGCTATCTGAATGGCTGCGAAGAAAATAGCGGACAGGATCGCAGAGGATGTTGCAGCTGCGTCACGGCTTGCAACCGACGCCGAGATTGCACGCCTGCGTAGCGAACTGGCTGACGCCAAGGGACGCTACAAGGCGGCTCTGCAAGCCATCGACGCCGAGCGTGCGAGAGCCGACACAATCGCCGGTCTCACTGGCATCGAGCCTGTGCGGCGGAAGGATGTACCAAAAACGGTACGCAAGAAGCATGACGCCACGATGGTCGTGCTGCTCTCGGACATCCACGCCGAGGAGCGTGTCGACCCTGACACGGTCAACGGGCTGAACGACTACAGCCTGGACGTGTGCGACCAGCGAATGAGCGAACTGATGGAACGCTTCGCCGTGCTGCTTGAGCACGAGCGACGCCTGGCAAAGATCGACCGTGTTGTTGTCTGGCTCGGCGGCGACTTCATCTCTGGGCATATCCACGACGACACAGCAGAGCTTGCACAGTTGGCACCGCTCACGGCTACCCGATGGATTGGTGCCCGGCTGCGTGGCTTTCTTGACGCCGTGTCAGAGAACGCACGCGAAGTGATCGTCGCCACCAACAGCGGCAACCACGGGCGAAGCACCGAAAAGCTACGCATCGGTACGGAGCTAGAGCACTCGTTCGAGCAGAATCTATACCTGACGATGGCAGCGGCAGAGAGCCGCAAGAATGTCCGCTGGCAGGTTGGCACCGGCTATCTGAACTATCTCGATCTTGACGGGTTCCTGATCCGCTTTCATCACGGCCACGCCATTAAGTACGGCGGTGGCATCGGCGGCATCACAATTCCGACCAACAAAGCTATCGCAGCGTGGGACGCTGTGAAGCGTGCGGACCTGACGTGCTTCGGTCACTGGCACCAGTTCCAGTGGTTGCGGGCTGGTCGTTACGTCGCCAACGGAAGCGTCATCGGGCACTCGGCATACGCCACGAGAATCAAGGCGGCATATGAGCCGCCGTGCCAGGCGTGCATCGTCATCGACCACGGACGCCACGAGGTGACGAAAGCCATGCCGATCTACTGCGACCGTGACTTGCGGACGCAGAAGGCTTGACGCATGGAATACGAATTGACTGACGACTACATCGCCGAGGCACGCCAGCGAGCGTATCGCTATCAAGGGCAGTGGACGGGCACAGCAGGTGCTCTGGCTGCCGACGTCGCAAGATTGCTAATTGAAAGGAAAAAGATGCAAGGATTTATTACGGATCTCGAATCGTCCAACGCCGCACTGAGGGAAGCCGTAGAGACCCGCCTGGCCGGCGGATGCTGCGACGGCGGCAAGTGCCACGCCAAAGACGACGCACCGGATCGGTGGCGTGAGATCACGCAGGCGAGCGCTGAGAAGTACGCCTCGGAGCGTGAGGAGTCGGTGCCGGCGGATTGGATCTTGCAAGGGCAGCGAGAGATGGAAGCGGCACCGGATGACATCCGGTGGACGGGTGACAGCATCCTTGCCGAGGAACACGACGACATCCGCCCAGGCTCTCGGGAGTTTCTCGCCGTGCTGGAAGAACTGAAGCGGCTTCACTTAGCCAAGACATTAGATTACGGCGTGGACGAGGACGCACTGAGCAACATCCGCAACAGTGCCGACGTTGTGAATATGCCAGCGTGGGCGGGCTGCATCCTGCGGATCTCGGACAAGATGCACAGACTCAAAGCGTATTTCCGGCGTGGGAAATGCGAGTTTGACGGCGTGGAAGACACGCTCCAAGACATCGCCTGTTATGCGGCGATTGCTCTCGTCTTGCACCGTGAGCAGGAACGGGCAGAGCCGGTCTAGGATTCCGCCCAGCCGCCCTAGTCTGGCGGCATGGTCACTGACGCACCGCTTGCTGCCGCACACCCGTTCCTCGACATCGAGCACAAGGTGAGTGCGTTCCTGACCACCGCTAAAGTCGTGGCCCGTGACGGTCTGACGTGGGTTGAGTTCGGTTCTCTGCTGGTCGCCTTGCTGCGGCTGTGCGTCGAGACGCTTGACGCCACTGCGTCGATCTCCGGGCCGGAAAAGAAGGCTATCGCTCTCGCTGCGGTTGCGTCGCTCTTCGACATGATTGCCGTGTCGTGCCTGCCGCTGGTGGCGTGGCCGTTCTGGGCGATCCTGCGGCCTGCCCTGCGGGCGTTTGTGCTCGCCTTGGCATCTGGTGCCATTGAATCTCTTCTGCCGCTCGTGAGGGCTTCCGCGTGATTACAGCGTTGCTCGTGGCGTTCGCCGTCTATCTGCTCGCCGGTCAGCAGATCACCGAGAAGGTGAAGGCGTTCGTGGCTACGGCGAAGATGCCGACCATCGACGGCAAGCACGTCGCCGTGTTGGCGTTGCTCGTGGCTGCGGCGATTGCCTTTATGCCGAGCCGCTCGAATACACCCTCCCCCACCCCAGAGCCGGTGCCGCCGGATGCGTTCACGCTCAAGGGAAAATTCATCGGAGAGCGAGCCAGTTCGGACGCCTCAACCCTATCCGCCTTGTGCTCAGAACTCGCAGATTGCATCGAATACGATGGGCTGCACGACCAAAGACTGAAGACCGGCGTGGCGTTCGACGAGTTGCGTATCGCAGCCCGTGAGGCTCGATGCAAGGGCGACAGCATCGGTGCCCGTCAGCCTCACGTCAGAGAAGCCGTGCATCGGTTCCTCGATGACGCCGTGGGATCTTCTGGCGGGCCTGTGACGCCAGAGAGCCGGGCGGATTGGGTAGCGGCTCTGCGTGACCTGTCGAGGGCTGCTGCCGATGTCACGAAGTAGCCGCTGGTCTATCGGTGCTGTCACGTTTGTGATCGTGATGGCGATTCTCGGGGCGCTCGTTGAGCGTGCCACGCACCGTGTCGTTGCGCGGATTGATGGGCAGTTTGGGTATACGCCAGACCCGGCGGGGACGAAGGCGTTCTTGGCGACTCTCGGCGATGAGAAGTTCTTCAGCCAGGCGGGTGCCGAGGCGATGAAGGAAGCCAAAGGCGTCGATGTATTTCTGTATCGGCAACTGGATGCGGCACATCGGGCACGCTACGGAAAACCGTTCGTCGTTGGCAGGCAACAAATCGGCGACTGCGTGGCATGGGGAGCAGCTCATGCGGTAGCGATTTCTGAGGCTGTCTCATTTTCGCTCGGCAAACTGCCAGAGCCACCGCTGATGCCTGCGACTGAAGCGTTGTACGGCGGTGCCCGTGTCGAAGCGCGTGGCAAGCCGGGCGACGGTGCCCAGCCTTACGGCGGGTTTTCGGACGGTGCCACGGGCTTCGGTGCCGCAAAATTTCTGCGTGAGTTTGGCGTGGTCTATCGGCAGAAGTATCCGTCTGCGGATCTCACGGAGTATTCAGGCGAGCGTGCGAAGCAGTACGGGGCGTATGGCTGCGGCGGGCAAGGTGACAACGGCAGAATGGATGCCGAGGCGAAGAAGCACCCGCTGCGGCATGTGGTCGCCGTTCGCTCGTGGGCTGAATTGGCGGCAGCTTTGGAGTCAGGCTACCCAGTGACGCTGGCGTCTTCTCAGGGCTTCACTTCGACGCGCGACAAGAACGGCATCTGCGAAGCGTCTGGGACGTGGATGCACCAACTTTGTGCCATAGGAATTCGCCACAAGAAGAACGGCGCACCTGACGACCTGTGCCTCATTTTGAATAGCTGGGGGCCTAACTACGTGGGTCCGAAGGAGAACAAGTTCCCAAGCGATCAGCCCGACGGGTCGTTCTGGGCACGCCGCAGCGTCGTGGAGCGGATGCTCGAAGACGCATGGGCTATCGGCGACACGGACGGATTCAAGTATCGAGATCTTGACCACGGCGGTTGGCTCGCACCGGCACCGCCAGAGAAGCAGGCTCGCAAGCCGTCGCCGGCACGTCTGATCGCAGACACGTTTCATATCGCTTTCTAGGAGCAACGCATGGGACTTCTTCTGTGGCTCGCATTTGGTGCCGTCGCAGGCGGCATCGCCAAGTGGCTTTACCCTGGCAAGTGCCCTGAAGGCTGGGTGCCGACCATCGGTCTCGGCGTTATCGGCTCGCTCGCCGGTGGTCTGCCGTTTGGCGACGCGCCCGCAGGGCTGATCGGCTCGGTGATAGGTGCCGTCGTGGTGATGTTCGTTTACTCGTTGTGGAGCGACGACCGATGAGCAAGCGTGAGATTCAGACAGCCGTCGTCGTCGCCCTGGTCGCCGTGATGCTGACGTGGTGGGCGGCGACATCGGACTACTCGCCCGTGAAGCCTGAGCCGAGCCGCCCTGTGCTGCGGATCATCCAGCGGCTCGCACGGCTGGGGCTATGGGCGATGATGTTTGCGGAGCAGCCGCCAGCCGAGCAGCGTTACGTCGTCCACGCACGAGTCGACGAGAACGGGCATCGTGTTCTCAACCACGGACAAGGCTGGTGAACCATGTGGCAATGGCTACTCTCGATCCTCGCCAGCCTGTCGGCTGATCCCGCCCAGATCGACCAGGAGGCTCCTAGAGCCTCGGCGGCGGTCAGCGTCGCCTATGCCGCCACGGCACCGGACAAGGCTCCAGAGCCGAAGCCAGAGCCTAAACCGGGCTGCTGCACCGATTGCGGCGGGCGTGGCTACATCGTCCATGGAGACGGGCACCGGACGCCGTGCCCGTGCCCTGCGTCGTGCAAGTGCAAAGCCCCGACCGGCGCGTTGTCCACGCCTGTTTCACCTGCTCGGCCTGCGGGCGGGAGGTGACGGTGGACGACGCGCCGGCTGGGATGCTGCCGCATCTGCGGAGCCGGTTGCGTGCCGAAGTCGGCCCGCGAGCCGTTGCCGCTGGCAGAGCGTTTGACGAGTTCGTCGATTCCGTCTGTCGCTGCTGGAATGCGGAGCACTGGACGAAGCTGGCACGCTCGCAGCCAGAGAGCGAGATGGCAGCGGTGCGTGACGCCAAGGTGCTGATCGCCAAGGTGCGAGAAGACGTCGAGGCGATGTGGGGCGATTCGCCAGAGCTACAGAAACTCTACGGCGATGTCGGCACTGACGCCGTGGAATCGTTCGCACGCCTGTGGTTCGAGAGCATGGCAAACCGCACTTGGATGCGTGCGGCGTGCCGAGAAGCCCGGAAGACTTGACAGAGTTGGCAGACTCGCTGCATGGGCGAGGTACAGCGGTCCCTACTGGGCGACGACGAATTGCCACCGGCGAAGGGCAAAAAGCGTCGCATGCCGGAACGTCTCTCGCCGCAGCTGCGGAAGTGGTTGACGCAACTCGCTCGCGTCGGTGCCCGCATCACTTGGACGATCGAACTGCTCTACGATCCACGCAAAGGTGGGCAGGGTGAACTGTGCGACAGAGCCAAGGCTGGCGATCACACGCTAGTCCTCGACACGGTGCGTGAGGTTGAGCACCGAGCCGCGTCGCTCGCAGAGGACATCGAAGTGTTCATGACGCCACCGGATAAGCTGCCGTCCGAGCCGGGCAGCAAGGCACGGGTCGAGGCGATGGCGAGAAGGCAGCTGGCGAAGATGCACCTGTTTGATGGCTAGGCGAGGCGGGCCAGCAGCGAGCGGAGCGTGGCGGCAGTCTCGTCATCCGGCACATACGCAGTCCGCAGCCGCGCCTCGGCGCGATAGATCGCCTCCCGCTCCTCGTTGGTGAGCGTGGGCGAGCGGTAGAGAGGTTCCGCGTCGGCGGGTTCGATAGGCTGCAACCTATCAAATTGCCGCAGCCGCTCGATCTCCTGACACGCTTCCTCCATCAAATCGCTAGTGCCGGGGATGTGGACAAATCGCAACTTGCGAATGCGTTCAACGATGTCATTCATGCGTTCCACTTTCTGGAATCTGGAATCATTCCACCAACCCCGGCGTTTCGTGGATCAACGTGCGTATGTGCTCAAGGTGCTCTCTCGTCTCCGCTGACGGCGAGCCGTGCTTGAGGATTCCTCGGCAATACTGGTCGATGTCCCACAGGCACGACTTCGCATCGCTGCCCTGGCGGGCGGCGTCGAACTCGGCTTGCTCGTCAGGCAATCGGAAGCGGAGGGTGGCGTGGGGCATTTTCCAGATTCCAGAATATGGAACGCCACCCGGCTGGGTAGGCGACACGGGTTATATGTCCGCTGCCGGCCAGCCGGGCGACGTCACGGGCAGTGTGGCAGGGGCGTCAAGCAGCGTTGTTCTCTGGCGGCTTTTCGTCGCTCGCAGGCGGGGCGTCGGCGGGCTTCTCTGGCGGCTGCTCGCTGGCCGGCGGCTTTGGCGTCGTCAGGTCAAGCGGTGGCAGCAGGTCAATCGCCGTCTGTTTCGGCTTGGCAATCGTGACGTCGATGTAGTGGGCTTTTGTGATGGCAGGATTGGAATGATCAAGCAGTTGCGTTGCCGCAGCGTCGCCGCCAGCCAGTGCCATGTAGCTGGCGGCTGACTTACGCAGACCGTGGAAGCCCCTATTGGTGACGCCTGACCGCTTGCAGAGCAGCCCGAAGTGGTGCCAGAGCGTTGACTTGTCAGCGGTCCACGGCCAGACAAGGTCGTCAGGCTTGCCTCGTATCTGCTCTAGCCACTTGCACTGATCCTCTGAGATCGTCCGCAGGATGTCGCGGGTCGCGCCCTTCCGACCCTCGGCTGGGAAGATGACGATTCGCTGCGTAGTGTCGACGTCACGCCAGCGAAGTGCCAGATGCGAACCGATCCGTTCGGCGGTCTCCCAGCACGACCGGATCAGCGGCGGAAAGAAAAGGTGCGGCGGCAGCGTGGTTGGCTTTATACGGGGCCGTCGCTGCAAAGCCTGCCGCAGGAGGGCTGAGACCTCATCGACCGTGTAGCCTCGCGGTATGCGTCCTGGTGCCCGTATCTGGGCAAGCGTTGGGAACTGGTCCACGTATCTTCGCTTGGCACAGTAGGACCACAGGGCAGAAATCTGGTTTCGGTCCTTTCTGGCCGTGGCGGCTGACCGCACGGCTCGCCGGCTGGCAACGTAGGTCTGAACCACCAGCGGGTCGAGGTGCTCGGTTGTCGGCTCCGTTTTGAGCTGGTCTGCCCAGCGAGCAAACGTCAGCCGGTATTGCCGCCTGCACTGGTCGGAATGTGCCCGCAGCACTGCGTACTCGTTTTCGTAGATGTCCCGTAGTATTCTGGTCATTTCGATTCTCCATCGCGTGAGGTTACTGAGTTGACGTATACTAATGTACAGAACCCAAACGAGCTATCCTCCACTTGAGTTTGGGTTATTTGAGTTTTTTACACCCAAACAAAGGTAGAGCCGTGACGGTGCCTCGGGCAAATTGGGCGGTTTTTAGGCGTGAAACGCTTGACTCGGCTAACGCAGCCGTTAGTATCGGGGCATGGTTGTGGCATCACCCGACGAATCGTGGCTCACCGTCTCCGAGGCAGCAAAGCAAGCTGGCTGCACCGAGGGCTGGGTGCGCCTGCTGCTTGGTGACGGTCGGCTAAAAGGCTGGAAGGCTGGCGAGCGAGCCTGGCTGATCCACAAGACGGACGTCGAGACGCTCAAAAGCTCCCTGACGACCCGGTCTGTCGGCAGGCGGGACGCCAAGCCGGCGACCCCGAAAAAGCGGAAAACCCGCAAGAAATAGGGGCTTTTCAGGAATTCCGAAAAAAATTCCTCATCCCCCTTGCAAGCAACTAACGATACCGCTAGTATGGGAAGCGTCAGGCACATGAGACCTGACGCAACGCCAACCGGAGACAAACGATGAACGCCACCTGCACGAAGATGACCAAGGGATACGACCTCGCCAAGCAAGATCGCTGGGTCATCCGCGAGATCAAGAGCATGCAGACGCTGCGGGCCAACGGCCACCGCGATTTCAAGGATCTGTCTGACTCGCAGATCACCGGCATCGCCACCAAGCTCGCCCGGTTCTACGCCGTCGGAACGACCTACACGCCTGTCAACTGACAAACGCCCCGCCCGCCGGCAACTGGGCCGGCGGGCAACACCACCACAAGACGAGAGGGATGAACGATGAACGGCACCAGCGACTTCCTTGAGAACAAAGTGGCTGAAATGCTCAGAGACATGCGCCGCTGCGGATTTTGGGACAGCGCAATTGACGAAGCCCGGTATCTGCAACGCACCTACGGCTACGCATGGGACGTGGCCCTGAAGATTTCGCATGACTACTGGTGCCTCTGATAGACCACACAGGATTCTTCCGCCAAGGATGGCTTGCAATGAAACGCCGCTGGGACTCACTGATTCAATCGCTCGTCTTGATCCGCTTCGGTCAAGAATTGGGCACCGATTCCGAGATTGCCCAGGCGGTCGCCCACTCGATTGACTTTTTTGTTTCCACGCTCGCCCGCTTTCTTGGTTGACAGAACTAACGCAGGCGTTATCTTGCTCGTCGCAACTAACGCAGGCGTTACCAAATACTATACAGATTTCCAACAAACGCAAACCGCTCCACAGCTTGTTTTGCAGCACTTTCGGACGCTTGACCGACGACTGTTCAGCCGTACACTTCCACCCCACAACCAAAGGAGACGACCCACATGGATGCTCATCACGCCGAATACGCCGCCGCCGTCGCCGGAATGGCCGAGACCTACGGCACGCAGCAGACGCCAGCCGTAGGCGACTTCGTCAGCGGCATGACCGCAGGACGCCGCTGGAGCGGTCACGTTGAGTGGATCGACGGCGACCGCTTGACCATCAACGTCGGCGGCGGCTGGCTCGCAGTTCCGCTCAAGGACATCACGCACTGACCGCACAAGGAAACGCTCGCCAGCAGGACGCAGCGGGCGGAAAGGAGGGCGACGGAGTCGCCAGCAGCAGGGACGCAAATACGTGCCGCCTAGCAGGATGCGAAAGCGGCTTTTTCAGGACGGAAACAAAGACACGAAAGGACACGGAAATGACGGTACAGATCAGAAAGGCGAAGCGGTCGGCAACCAAGCTGCGGCTGCTTCTCACCGGGCCTAGCGGCTCTGGCAAGACTTGGGGCGCTCTGCAAATCGCCAAGGGGCTTGGCGGCAGGACGATGGTGATCGACACGGAGGAAGGCAGCAGCGATCTCTACGAGCACCTGCACGACTTCGACGTGATCGACCTTCGCCCGCCGTTCACGCCAGAGCGGTACATCGAGGCGATCACCGCAGCCGAAGAAGCTGGCTACGAAGTCATCATCGTGGACAGCGTCACGCACTGCTGGAGCGGCTCGGGCGGATGCCTGGAGCTTCTCGAAGACGTTGCGAAGGCTCAGTTTCGTGGCAATACGTGGTCGGCGTTCAGCGTCATCACGCCACGCTGGCGGGCGTTCGTGGACAAGTTGTTGCGGTCGCCTGCCCACGTCATCTGCTCTGGTCGCAGCAAGACCGAGACTGCCCAAGTGGACGACCACGGCAAGAAGAAGGTGGCGAAACTCGGGATGAAGCTGGAAGCCCGCGACGGGCTGGAGTTTGAGTTCACCACCGTCCTGGACCTGATCCATGACGGGCACTACGCGACGGTCAGCAAGGACCGCACGGGCCTGTTCGCTGGCGATCCCAAGCCCATCAACGTCCAGACCGGCGAGCGGATCGCCGAGTGGCTCTCTGGCGGCAAGCCGCTCGAGGATCAGACGGTCATCGACGGTGCGAGGAAGGCGATCAGCGACGCCACCAGCGTTGACGTGCTCGACAGACTGAACCAGCGGATTGCCCAGCGGTTGACCGAGGGGCGGATCTCGCAGGCGACAGCGACGGAACTGGCGGCAGCGATCACGGACAAGCGGAACGGACTCACTCTCTAAGCGAAAGGACGCAGGCTCATGGATTGGGACATGAACATCGACGAGGACTTCCCGGCTGACGTTCACAAGACGCTGCCCGAGGAGCGAACCATCGTGCCGGTCGGCACGCACACGGCGGTAATCAAGAAGGCCGAGGAAGGCCCGAATCAGTGGAAGGTGGACGAGACCAGCAACCCTGACGGCATCTGCCTGAAGCTGCGGCTGGCTGTCGGCAACCACAAGTTCGTCTTCCACGACTTGCCGAAGCATCT